GACTGATATATCAGGCGTTAGTGCTGATGCTGATGCGGCTGTTGTGACTCTGGAGTTAATGCGAGATAATATCGAGCCGTCGACATACAAATTCTTACTTATACCAACGCCGCCAGTAACTACTAATGCACCTGTTGTTGACGACGTACTCTGTGTTCCTGAAGAATTCATCTCAACAGTAGTAGTCACTATACTAGATTCTATCGATGATGAAACCATGAATAGTAATTGAGGAGTTGTTCCTGCAGTTAGTGTCCCTTCAATGTTGGCAGTTCTATAAGAGGAATTACTTGGTTTGAAATCAATGTTGCCGCCACCACTTTGACCTTTAAGTTGTAAGAACCCTTGAACATCAAGATAATTACCAGATTTTGAAGTTCCAGTAATAACACTAGATGCACCGCCTACACCTACACCTCCAGTAAATGTGGGACTACTAAACATTGTGGCTTTTGATTCATTAGTTACGTTACCTAATCCCGCATGAGTGGCAGTAATGCCAGTTGGTGTGCCGGTAAATGCCGGGCTAGCGAACATCGTGGCTTTGCTTTCATTAGTAACACTGCCCAATCCCACGTGTGTGGCTGTTATTGTGCCCCAACTTACCGCTGTACCGTTTGTGGTTAGATATTTGCCCGATTGTCCAGTTTGGGTTGGAATACCTGTGCTGGTAATATAGTTTTGCGAAGTTACCCATGTTCTAGTTGCTAGAACACTCGAGCTACCTCCACTAGTATAGATCCTTAAACTTTGTGTATCGGTGTCGTAGAAAAACTCACCGTTAGTTCCAGTTATTCGATCTAGATCTAAGGTTTTTCTGCCTAGTAATCGAATACTGCGTTCTGTTTTTGCTGTTGCCATAGAATACCAGTCCTGTTAGTAACTAGTATTTATTTGTTTATTCTGATGTGTCGCCTAGATTATTTAAGAACTGGCGCAGTTTAGTACTGTCAGTTTGCGCTCTAATCTTAGGTATAGCAACTCCCTGATTAGGGTCGCTAATCTCACCAGTTTCAGCATCTACTGTAACGGGTGCGGTATTTTGACGTTTGATGTTGTCTAGAATAGCAGAACTCTTAGGACGGTAATCTCCATCGCCTTGTCCGTCTTCTCCAGCATCTGTAATACGTAGAGTATCCACATCAAACTCAAGATCGATCTTCATGCCTACGCCACTGCTTGAACGAGTTTTCATCAGTTGGATCTGGTACTTGCCACGCTCACGCATAGCACGACTTGTAAAGATACCAAACACATTATCCGCAGTTTGAATCTTACTTAGTCCGCCACTAATGTGACTGTGATCAAACTCAACTTCTTCTACAGCACCACGATTCAACTGTGCGGCTGTAACGCATACCACGTTCTTTTCCATGGCCAAGTTACGCAGTTCTTCACTTACAAACTTATCTTTAATGAACAAGTTTTCAGCACTAATCTTCTTAGAGATAGGCATCAGCAAGTCCAAATAGTCCACTAAAAGTATGTCTACCTTCTTGCCTGTTTTGATTTCAAACTCTTTCATGTAGCTTCGAATGTCGTTTACAGTCTTGCCAGAAGGCATATATTTGACCTGATATGCTCCAGATTTCTTGCCAATCATGCGAACTTTCATATCTAGATTATCTATGTCTTTAAATATCTCTTTTGTTGAGATACCAGTGGTCATACTATCAATTCGCATACTGACCAGTGGTTCTGACAGTTCTAGAGTCAGATAGATAACATTCAGTCCTGCCAGCGCAAAATTCACGCCTAGATTGGCCAAAAACAGCGATTTTCCAGCTCCAGAACCGCCTGCAAAAATATTTAATTCTCCGCGATTAAATCCGCCGAACAACCGCTTATCTACAGTTTCCCAACCAGTCTTAACCTGTCCATTTTTATCTTTGAGTCCCATTAGACGTGCTTTGGGATCAGCCCAATAGTCAGTGCCCATGTCTTTTTGTAGACCAATTTGTACTGCTTTCTTGATCAAATCTTCTACAGGACCGTAGTCGCCTTTTTCCAACATGTCAGCTGATTCTAGAATAGCTCGCTCTAGTCCTTTGTGCTTAGTAAATGTTTCAAACTCTGCTAGCAACCAATCTAAGTGCTCGTCCTTGATCATTCCTGGATCTTTAAGCTCTACGTGTGTGGCCGCATTAACCATGTCAAATGTTGGAATAGCATTGTGCTCAGTTACATAGTTGTTGATAAACTCTGCAGGGCTTTGTAGCTTGCGATCAAATAGCGTATGATCAAAAATGCTTTGACAACGTACAAATGTTGCCGCATCTGCCATCATCATTTCTAAATATAACTTCTGAATGTCGTAACCGTAGTCTGTGTTTTGTCTTGTTGTCATATTATTCCGTAAACCAATGTTTCATTCGTAATCTTATTTTAAGTTCCATTGACTCTGCTGCCTGCATAATCAAATAGGCAGTCCAAAGCTCTCCGTGTTTTCTCAGTGCATCATTACAATCTTTGACGCCATCTGCCCAATCGGGCATACTAACTGACCAGCCTAGTTCTATGGCTCGCTCTACTGTTCTTGCACCATCTGCATCTCTATCTGGTATAACAATGACTCGCTTGCCTAGACGATTAATCAGCATGGCCTGCTTGTCCATAATGTCTGCGCCCAGGATAGCTACACCGCCTATGCTTAGTGCATCTAGTGGGCCTTCTGCTACCAATACCACAGGCCTGTCTGTGTTCTGTGCATCTAAGTTGAATACATACCCGGGCGTCTGTTCGCTTAGATATTTGGGCTTACCTTCTGTTATTTTACGACCAGTATAGCCAACTACTCTACCTTCAAAGCGAAAGGGTATAATCAATCTATCGGGTAGTTCCGGACTCCACATCCAGTCGCCCCTAATGTCAAAGCCTCGAGTTAATATATAGTCTGCTACTCCAATAACTGCTTCAGGATTCGACATCAGCGCCTGCTCAAGTGTTTGGCAGTCTGCGGGTAAGTCTTTATCGGGCAGTGTAGGAAGGCTAACTGCTTCTAGGATTTTTTGATCGCCTTCTACCTTAAGTGCTTCTAAACTTATCTTGGTAATAGCGTCATCTGGGGCTCCACACCATTCTAAGAACTGTTTCATCTTGCGAGTAAGATGCCGTCCGTTTACATAACTAGCTTTAAATCCGCAGTTAAAACAATGATAACTTACACCGTCTCCATGTCGTATGATTCCGCCGCGTTGACGTGTATCTGGAGTGTTTCCGTTATGGGGGCAACAGACCGCATTGAACTTTGTCCAACCACTTGGAGTGCTTTTGCGTTTTGCAGGGAGGTACGAATAGATTGCGTCAACTATACTCATGTATAGCTATTTTAGTTTCTTATGATGATTTTGTCAACCGGATTGGGTAGTCTTGATAGAGGGTCTGTTCCAATGCTCTCAAAGTAGCCTGCACCTTGAGCGGCGGATCCTGCCCAACTTATTTGATCAACGTTTCCTAAAGTAGGCACACTATTAACTATACTAACCACAGTAATAATCAAATCATTAGTGCCGTCTAGGCCGCCTAATAGTGACCCTTTAATGGTTAATGTGTCGCCAACTCGATAGTATTGCCCTCTTAATACTGCTACAACATTGGTGTAGAGTCCGCCGGATTTAGTTACAGTAAATCTAGCACCACTGCCTCCTACTAATGATCTATCTCTAGGTATGCGAAAACGCACATATCTATAATCTCCAGTAACTATGACAGCATCATCGATGGGATCCCAAACGGCATCATCGACTGCTATAGTATCTACCAGTGTCCATTGTACATCACCTGCATTGCTCTTATCATTAGTAGCGTAGACCATTACATTGCCATTAAATCCCGAGTTGGGATATATTTCGCATGTGATTGAGCGGGTTGGTGCAGTAGCATAGTCTTCGTTTATTCTAGTGCCAAATTCACCAATCTCACTAAAATATGAGTTAGCATCAAACTCATAGTTGAATACATTAAGCTGGTCAACAAAGTCCGGAGCCGCATTATATCCGTCTAATAGCTCGCAAGTAGCAACAAGGCCAAACTGACTGTCTGAATACAATGGATAGTCTACGGTGGCCTTGGTCATTTTAACTGCAACACCAAGTTGCTGAGGATCTATATTAGCAATAGTTGCCGCTGGTATTGCTACCGACATAGTTCCTATAAGATAAGCGCCACTCATATCTTGAGCCATAGTACCAGTTACTTCAAACAGCTTTTTACGATCGGCATCGAAGAACATGGCTGTGATAGTTGCACCAGTCACGTCCTGACGTCGTTGGTCTGAGTTTCTAATCTCAAACTCTATAGTATTTCTAATACCTTTGTATAACTTGATTGTTCTTGTGTACACTTGTCTAAACTCCGTGGTAAATCCCGCCATATCTGTCGTGACCGTGATCCTATTTGGTACTAAATAAAATTGAATTTTTTGCATTGGACTATTTTTCACTTATGAAGGTCATACAGTATTTATGGTAAAACTTACGGAAGAAATCAGAGAAAACTTCCCTTTTATATCGGTTGTACACTACGGCGGTATTGAATATGTTGGTGTAGTTATTAATCAAGATCAATACGTAACTAGTATCTATAACTACGAAGAGCTACGTACCGAACTGGATCGCAAAGTCTTTTTAGAGCTAGGTGAAGTATGGTGGTGGGAATCAAATCGTACTATTCCAATTAGCATATTTCTAAAGAGCGAAATGGAAGCATTTCGATACAGTATTATGACTATGAATACTAAGGATGTTACTGTAGTATTTGGTCCAACTGTTAATCTGCATAACATGAGTATCAAACGTGTAAAACGTAAAATGATACAGCTTGTACGCCCTAAGCGTTAATTATACCCGTAACTAACACCTTCGCAAATTAAATTCATCTGCACTACTATTGCCATTGCGTAGGCTACGGCATGCGCTTTCTTAAAATAGTAGTCGTCATTCTCGGGCTTCGTCCACACTTCCTTCATAATCGTCGTCCAGTCCTGACCAATCAGGTGCCTCTTGGCCGGGCGGATCATAGCGAGGACCGCACTTAATTGTTCCACGGAAGTAGGGCAAGTCTTCCTCAGTACCGTCCCATGCCCGTTCAAATGAAATAACAGATTCGCAAAGTCGTCTTGTAAAAGTAAATCCCATAGCGGTTCAGTCTCCATAAGTTGCGTCAAGTGATCTTCACCTCGCACACCTTCATAAACACCCACGTTTAGAAAGTCTATTTTAAAATACCCTCTATCTTCTGCTGTCTTATATTCGATAGTTGATAAGTTGTTACGCTCATCTTTAGGAATACTAGTAACGTATATACCAGTATTGTGAGGCTTCACTTGTCCGTTATCTATCCTACTAGCCGTAGTATGGTCAAATAATTCAAGGGCTCTAGTTCTATCACTAAAGTCAATGTCAATATCAGGCATCGTTACCGTCCTTGTCCCATGTAGCTATTTTCTTCCACTGACTTAATCCGTCTGTTTCATATGGAGTATATACTTCTCCAGTTTCTTTATCTACTAATATCCATTTACCAGGACACTTTGTTTTAATTGTTAGTGTCTTAGTTTTTTTTAATTCCTGTGCGACTGTTCCGTCTAGGAGCTTTCTCATAATGATCCCTCATCTATTACCTGCTTAACTAACGTCAAGTCTGCTGGATAGGTCCTAAAACGTTTGGCCCAAAAGTCAGGATTCATTACTTCAAAAATAATATTTAACTGTTCATCATTAAATTTGCTTAACATACTGCGTCCGCTTTCACTGTTCAATACTAGCCAAGGACTAATTTTACCATCCTTAATATCATATACTGAACGATTCAGACTAACGTATTTAAAATAATGATTCCATTGGCTATTATTGTTATCTGCCCAATCCATCATAGTACTGATGCTACGTTGTAGTGCTACTTCAGCAGGTTCTTTCTTAATTAGGTCTAATACATATTGATAATACAATTCTTCCCTGCACCAATGGTCAAGTTTAACTCCGCTAGTAACTACAAAATCTATATATCTATCTAGGTATAAGGGATTAACATTGTGTAGGAAACTGCCAAACTTTATAAATGCATTATAGTATTGACTCTTGGCAAATTCCTCATAGGTTTTTACATTTTTTACTTTTTGACTTAGTTGAAAAAATCTAATGTAGGTTTGATATCCTAACTGAACGTGCTTCTCAGATTTAGCCATATGCCTACGTTTTTGCTCGCACATATGCACAGCCAATGTAGATTCCTTAACATAGGCACTGTTACAATATTGGCATACATAGGGTTTGTCTACTGCGCTCAACTTGAATTTTATTCCTTTATGTTGTTTTTCAAATACATCTAAATTCATAAGATCTTTTTAATTTCTACATCGGTCATTCCAAGATCTCTAGCCAACTCTTTAGCTTCTGCGGTAGACATAAGTGTTGCTTGTAATTCTAATTCATCCTCTTTCATACTAGGATATATAGACTCTAAAAACTTATAGATCTTACCATCACCGGACTTCTTTTTATGTCCAATCCATTCGTGAAAGTAAATCTTCTTTTCATCATTACCGCACATAGCCAACAAATACCACAGTAGCTTAGGGTGTTTACTTAGGCTAAAATAATGTTTGTTAAAGTATTCGTTTGTTTTAAAAACTGCTAGTTCTTGTACATCTCGATTACTAGTTTTAACAGAACTAGCATATCTATTCAGTAAGAAAAAACTCACTTGCTTACGTTGTTCCTCATCGAGGTCGTTCCATAGATCTCTCGCGCCCATATCAATTGCGCCGGTTAAATCTTTAATTGCTAGCTTGTCACTCATAACGGTTTATCCTTACTAAGTCTATATAACATTATAACACGATCCAAGGCCTTTTGTAAAGCGGGATTGGTAGGAGCCATTCGACGAATTTCTCCCCACATTTTACTTTCCATCAAGTGCTCGTGTAGTGGTCTGCCATCATTTGTTCTAGGGTCTTGTTTTTGGTTCAATGTCATCTTTAATAGTTTGATAGATTAATACAGCCCGATCTAAAGTTTTTTGTAAAGCGGGATTTGTTTTTCCTGCTTCCACGATATCTTGCCAAAGTTGAGTTTCGAGTATGTCATATTGCAATGGATCTCTATGTTCTGGCAAGTTATATCCTATAACTCGTCTTTCAGTTTTGCCAAACTCTCTAGCATATACAGTGCCGCCGTCGCGTTCGTATATGTATTTTGCACCAGGAGTTAGAGATCCCATATTATAATAATTTATAGTGGTCAATTATTTCGCTTTGGCGACTAATGTCTTTACAGAAAAATGCACACATGGGTTTTTCGCCTTCATGTAATGGAACACTAAGTAATTGATTATTTTTCATCTTTGGAAAATACCATTTAACATCATTGTATACATTTACAATTTCAATATTTGCATACCCGTGTCTAAAGGCGCTCAGTGGATTAAAAAGGAATGCTTCAAAGCCTCTATCATTTAAACTTGTTAACGGTAAAACTTCAACTTCACTTCCACATTCGCTATCACCAACTGCAATGCTCCAATCAACTGGCATAGTAACTTCATGTCCACCGATATTTAGAACCATTGCTGGACTGTTAAAACTTTCTAAAAATATCAACGGTATAAAAAAGAAGTCAGGGTTTTGCGGATCACTGTTATCTAGTACGCTAAAACGTATATCATCCTCCAACTCGTCGGGCATTTTAGACAAATCAAATGTCTTATCGTCTAGTGTTAAAATCATCATATTATTATTGTTTTTCCTTATTGTTGTTCTCTTGGAACTAGTATAGCATCAAATGCCATCACAGTCCTAGTGCCAGTTCCCTTCCACGGATAGACAGTATGGGGTAAATGACTTGGGAATAATATAACAGTTCCTTCTTTAGGAGTATATTTCCACGTGTCATTCATTATAAACTTACTAACATCTTTAGTATGTGGTAATCTAAATAAAATCTGACTATCACTAGGTTTGCTTCCAGGTGCTAGATCCGGCGTTCTAATATAAATGTTTCCACTGAGATGGCCGCCTGGGTGGCTATGCATTTCTTGATAGTCGCCTTCATATTGCCTAATAGTCCATATGCTAGTAACTACCGGACGGCACAGTGCTAGTTCTTCTGCTCCGCTTTGTGCTGTTACTAGTTCTATGTATCCTTGACAAATACTTTCAATCCATGCAGTTAACCAAGTAACATCTAGACCCAACGCATTAGGGTATACTTGTATTTGCTGGCCTCCACGAATGCTAATCAACGGATTATCTCCATCGTTTAACTCAGTACGTGAGTGTAATGCTTCCGACAAATTAAATATTTGACTGAACTGAAATGCCGGAACATCGTCAATGGCAAACACCATTGGTTGAAAGTAAGCTACTTTTAATGTCATATTTTCCTTATTGTTGCCACGTTACTTTTTCTAAAGTAAACGGATACTTTGCTTCTTTATAAAACTTTTTTCTCTCAGTAAGGTGTCGTTTGGCATACTTGCAAGAACTTGTTAGATCCCAGATCTGTACGAAGTCTTTATCTTCTGCTTTTCTAATACCTCGCCCAATGCTTTGTATAACTCTGACAAAGCTCTTTCCGGGTTCCAAAAGAACCAGATTAAAAATACGGGGGATATTAAGACCCACAGCGGCCACACCGTAAGTCGCCACAATAACCTTATTAGTGCTTGTTTTAATTTCATCATATTCTTCTTTACGTTCAGTTAACTTAACATCTCCACTGACGAACACAGCATCTGGAATATGATCAATAATAAACTTTCCAGACTCAATTCTATTGACTAGAATCAAGGTGTTACCACTTTCTTTAATATTACTGCACAGGTTAGAAATGTAAGTCATTCTATCACTGTCTGTTACCAAATATTTTAACTCGTCTTGGTAACTACGAAACTCTTGTACGTCTACCATCTGCACAACATTCACGTGGCATTGACTTAGCACACCTTTTTCTTGTAGTGCATGTGCAGAGATTCTATTGATAACTGGACCGATAGTGGCTAAAATACTTTGGAATTCAATGTCTGCTTTAGGTACTGTACCAGTAAGTCCCCAGCGGATAGGTGCATTGGCAAAGTTCATTGATAACAATTTTTTCAGTACTTCAGCCTTGGCCTGATGAACTTCGTCAATGATAACACATACTACACCTTCAATGAACTCTGCTAAAGTAAGTGCTTCACTTTCAGCACCTTTCTTCTCTAAAATGTTCAAACTTTGCCATGTACATATAGTGTGTGTACGACCTATTTCTTTACGGTCACCAAA